ATGGTTGAGGCTGACATGTTGGCAAAGGATCTTCTTGTTCAAACAAAAGAACAGTTTGGTGTAGATGCGTTTAATGTTCCTCAAGAAGAGATTCCAGAAACTGACGAAGAGTTAGCGTTGTATATGCAACTAAAATATAAGCCTTCAATTGAAATAGCTGAAGAGGTTGCAATAAACACATTATTAGAAATGAACGATTATAGGGATGTTGTAAAACCTATGATCGATAAAGATATTACTGAGATTGGTATTGGTGCTGCAAAGCATGAGTTTTTACCAGGAGCAGGGCTACAGGTTAGCTATGTTGATCCAGCATCACTTATATATAGCTATACTGAGAAACCAGACTTTTCTGATATATACTATGTAGGTGAGGTTAAACAGGTACACTATACTGAGTTAAGAAAGATTAACCCTAACTTGACAAACGAAGAGTTAGTTGATATAAAGAATTCTGGTTCTGCATGGTATAACTACTTTCCAGTTATAAGACAGTTCCAAGATGACATCTTCAATGAAGAGGTTGTTACTTTATTGTACTTCAACTATAAATCTGACAAGAGATTTGTATATAAGAAGAAGTTCTTAGATAACGGAGGAGAGAGGGTAATTAGAAGGGACGAAGGATTCAATCCAGAAGGAGACAATGAGAAGTTTGAGAAGATTGATGTTGTAAAGGACGTATGGTATGAGGGTGTACTTGTGATGGGTAGTAACATACTTATCAAGTGGGATCTTCTAAAGAATATGGTTCGCCCAGAAGCAGCTACACAGAAGGCATTATGTAACTATGTTATTAATGCGCCTAGTATGTATAAGGGTCAGATACAGTCACTTGTTAAGAGAATGATTCCTTTTGCAGATCAAATTCAACTTACTCACTTGAAGCTTCAGCAGGTTATGTCTAGAATTATACCTGACGGTGTATTTATTGATGCTGATGGTATCAATGAGGTAGATCTTGGTACAGGTGCTGCATATAACCCAGAGGATGCACTTAAGTTATATTTCCAGACTGGATCTGTTATAGGTAGGAGCTATACTGGAGATGGAGAATTTAATAATGCTAGAGTTCCTATTCAAGAGTTAAGTACAAATAGTGGTCAATCTAAAATGACAGCACTTATTGGTACATATAACTATAACTTAAATATGATACGTGACGTAACTGGGTTAAATGAAGCTAGAGATGGATCTATGCCTCATCCAGATACACTTGTAGGAGTTCAAAAATTAGCTGCATTAAACAGTAACGTTGCTACAAGACATATACTTAATGGAGGACTTAATATAACTAAAAGACTTGCAGAGTGTTTATCGCTTAGAGTTGCAGATATATTGAACTATGCAGAGTTTAAGGATGAGTTTGCTATGCAGGTTGGTAAGTATAACCTTGCCATATTAGATGATATTAAGAATCTATATCTTCATTCTTTTGGTATATTTATAGAACTAGAGCCAGATGAAGAAGAAAGAGCTCAAGTAGAGCAGAATATACAGATAGCATTACAAGCAGGTCAAATAGATCTAGAGGATGCTATTGATATAAGGATGATAAAGAATCTTAAGCTTGCAAATGAAATGCTTAAGGTTAAGAGAAAAAGAAGAATTGAAAAACAACAACAAAGAGAGGACCAGCAGTCTCAGATACAGATGCAGATCAATATGCAGTCTCAACAAGCAGCAGCAGAACAGAAGCAACAGACAGCTCAGATTGAGGCACAATCTAAGATTGCTGTTAGAGAAGCTGAGGCTCAGTATGATATTCAGAGAATGCAGTATGAGGTTGCAGCTAAGAAAGAGTTAATGGCTCTTGAGTTTGAATATAACATGAAGCTAAAAGGTATTGAGACTGAAGGATTAATGAAGAGAGAAAAGGAGCGTGAGAAAGCTAAAGATAAGAGAGTTGACTTACAAGCTACAAGACAATCTGAACTAATCAATCAAAGAAAGAATAACCTCCCTCCAATGAGTTTTGAATCAGAGGAAGATTCGTTAGATGCATTTGATTTATCATCGTTTGAACCTAGATAATATGAGAAAGAATAGACTAAAGTTTAACCCATATATAAGTGGATCAGCACAAAAATCTGGAGTTGATGCTTACTATGGTGTTAATATTTCAAAGGGTCCAGTGTCATTAGATATTGGACAGAGTGCTGGAACAGGATATAAACCAGAAACAGATATAACTTTTTCTGCTAATATACCTATTACAAAAAGAGTAAAGTCAAAAACAAAGCTATAGTGGCTGTAGTATCTATACAAGGTGTTAAACACTCTATTAAAAAAAATAAGAGTGGAGATGTTGTTGTTGAGCACACTAATATTAATAATGGCAAGTACGATAAAATTAACTTAACTAAAAAAGCAAAAGCTAAGACAATAAAAGAGGGAATAAAAGCTACAAAGAAGTGGCATAGTAAAAACCCATATCATAAGAAAAATGAAAACAAAAACTAAAAAAGGTGGTAAAAAAGGCTGCTAAAAGTAAAGTAAATCAGGCTGGTGTTTACACTAAGCCTGGTATGCGTGAATCCTTATTTAATAGAATTAAGGCTGGAACTAAAGGTGGAGACCCTGGAGAGTGGTCTGCTAGAAAGGCTCAACTATTAGCTAAGGAGTACAAATCAAAAGGTGGTGGATATAAAACAAAGAAGTAATATGAAGAACGTGCCTCACTATAAAAAAGACGGGACTTTATACAAAGGATCTGGAACTCATAAAGATGCAAGTGGAAAGTTGATGAGTGGAAAAACTCATACTGCTTCAAGTGTACATCTTTTTCATTTTAAAGATCTTAGTAAAACTATTCAGAACAAAATAAAACCAAAAAAGTAATGCCTAAAGATCCTCAACAAAGTCTTAAAGACTGGTCAGCTCAGAAATGGATGACATCTGGCACTTATTCTAATAAGAAGAAGGGTTTATCAAAAGAGGTGAAATCTAGTGGCACTAAAAGATATTTACCAGAGGCAGCTTGGTCAGCACTTACAACAAAAGAAAAAGCTGCTACAAATAAAGCAAAAAAGGAAGGTAACAAGAAAAAGAAACAGTTTGTAAAACAGCCAAAAAGTATAGCTGAAAAGGCATCAAAATTTAGATAGATGAAAGATTCAAGACTAGAACGTGCAGGAGTTGCAGGGTACAATAAACCTAAAAGAACACCTAGTCATCCTACAAAGTCACATATAGTTGTAGCTAAAGAGGGTGAAACTGTAAAAACTATACGATTTGGGCAGCAAGGGGTTAAGACTAACCAGACTGCTGGACAACGTGAGGCTTTCAAAAGTCGTCATGCTAAGAATATATCTAAAGGAAAATTATCAGCAGCATACTGGGCAGATAAGGTAAAGTGGAGTCCAAGTAAGACTGCTCAACCTAAGAATAAGAAGTGGGTTAAGGGATCTTAATCGCTATATTATTTTTTTAATTAATTTTGTAACAATTTAAATCAAATAAAATGGAAGAACCAAAAATAAAAGTCAGACTTGTTGACTCTGAAGAAAAGTCACTACAGGAGGTAGAAAGAGAGTTAGTTGAGAATCACGAGAAGTCTTTAGCAGAGCAAGAGGCCGCTAGTGAAGGAAGTACACAAGATACAGGTTTAGAGCAAACGAGCTCTAATCAATTTGAAATAGATGATGATATTGTTTTATCTCACATCAAGAATAAGTACAATAAAGAGGTTAGCTCTATAGACGATCTATTCCAACCAAGATCTATTGAAGACGAGTTGGAGGAAGACGTTGCTGCCTTTAGAAAGTACAAGAGAGAAACTGGACGAGGAATTGAAGACTTTGTTAAACTAAACAGAGATATCGACTCTATCGATCCAGATAAATTGTTGGCTGACTTCTATAAGGATAACGGAGATGATGACGAGGACGTTGAGTACAAACTGAGTAAGTTAAAGTACGATGAGGACTACGATTCAGATGAAGATATCAAAGAAAGAAAGTTAGCTAAAAAACAAGAACTTAAAAAGGCAAAACAGTATTTCAACGAAATGAAGGAGCAGTATAAGGTTCCTCTTGAGTCAAGAGAGAGCTTTGTTCCACAGGAAGAACGAGATACGTATGAGTCTTTTAAGTCATATAAAAGTAACCTTGATGATCAACAAAAGAAATCAGAGTACTTCAAGCAAAAAACTGAGGAGTTATTCTCTAACAATTTCGAAGGTTTCGGATTTAACATAGATGATAACACTAAGATTGTTTATAAGCCTGGAGAAAGCAATGACATTCTTGCAAAGCAATCGAACCTAAGTAGCTTCATATCTAATTTTCTAGATAAGGATGGATACTTAAAAGATGCGGAGATGTTTCATAAGGCAATAGCGATGGCTATGGATCCAGAGAAAACGGCTAAGTTTTTCTACGAAAAAGGAAAAGCTGATGCTGTTACAAACTTTGATAGGGAGTCGAAGAATATAGATATGACTAGAAATTCTCCGACACCTGCACCAAAGTCTGGATTTCAAATCAGAGCTATTGATGAAGGTTACAGTGGAAAATTAAGAATTAAAAAACGTTAAA